ATACCAATAGTTCCTTCTATTATCCCTTCACCTGCAGCACCAGCGATATCCATTTCTCCCTCTGTTCTACCTAGTGTTGGAACACCAGCTAAGGTTTGTGGCCTATCTTCAAATCCTATCTGTTGTTGTGTAGGGTCATAAACCATTATATCTTCAGCAGTAGCTTCTTTAAACTGTGTAGTTAATCCTTCAGCTTTTTGTCTTGCTTTCAACATTTCTTGTTTTTCTACTTCTACTTGTTCTGGTGTAGCTAAACCAATAAGTTCTCCTGCCTTAGCTCCTAGATGAGATAGTTCTTCTACACTTCGTTCTAGTCCAGCTTCAAATCTTTCTCCAGCAGTAGGAATTTTCTCTGTGATAGGAGCTTCAGCCACAGGAGAGACTTCTTCTCCTTGCCACAGCATAGTAGAATCAACTTGAGTCTTTCCTTCTGGTATCTTCATCCAAGAACCATCTTTCATTCTTATTTCTGTTTTATCTTTTGGTATATTAATAAAGCTCATATTATCTCCTATCTAAAAGCACTAGAATAGTCTGTGGGTTTAGCCTTAGACACAGTCTTGGGTTTAGTTTCTACAGCTTTACCTTGTTCTTTAACTTCAGGATACTGTCTAAAGCGTGTAGCACTAGCAGGAGATGAGTTAAATATCTGACCACTCAATGTATCGTTTTCATCTTTAACACTATCTCTGAAGGTTGACAAGGCTCTTAAAACATAAGTCTCATCTGTTAAGTTTCCACCTAACATTACATCTTCTACAAATGACCTTTCCACATCAGATACAGCTGTACCAGAAGTAGACTTTAGATAACTTAGAAGTATTCTTCCAGCTCTTGTATTGAAATCTACATTATTGAAAGACTGAGCAGATTCTATTCCTATCTTTTTCTCTAGCCATGTTTTTGTACTATCTATAGTTCCTGTCTTTATCTTGCTTGTTGTATCTATATCAAAAGCTTTATTTATATTGGAGATTACTATATGATTATCTTTCATAGATTTAATAGTATCCTTAATTAATGCTTTCTGTGTTGTATCCTTATTAGCAAAGTTTCTATTCTCTACTGATTGCATAGAACCAATGTCAGCTCTTGTAGCTTCCTGTGGAGTATTTAAAAAGTTAGTTCTATATCTCTCAGATGTTTTAAAGTCTTGTGCTTGTTCTGTTAATGCCATATTCTTAGCTACTTCACCAGCTCCAGCTGTAAGCTTAGTTAATGCTGTTCTGTTAAACTCTTGTATTTGTTCTTGAGTAGCATTAGGATTAGCTCTTTGAAAAGCTGTAGTCATTTGCCTTAGAGCATCTCTTCTTTTAACATCTCCACCTAAAGCAGCTAACTCTGTAGCTCTATGATGTCTTTCTACTTCTTGTTGCTTAAGTTCTTCTAGTCCAAATTTCTGTTCAGCCATTTCTTGAGCTTCTAATTGTTTCTGTACCCCAGCTTGAAATTGTAATCCTTGTAACCCTTCTTGTGTTAATCTTGTAGGGTCTACACCTTGTAAAGCTTCTAATCCACCTTCTTTAAACTGTGTCATTACATCAGTAGTATAGTCTCTTTTTACTTCTTCATCTAAGAAAGCGTCTAATTTACCCATTCCTTCACTTAGTGCAGACAACGGAGACTTAGCAGCTTGTTGTGTTAATCCTTGTAGTCTCGCTACATCTATAGGTTTTACTTCTGTTTTATAAAAACCAGCCATACTTACTCCTTATACTGCATAATAGTTGGAAGGAGTTTCTTTTTCCTTCCTTACACCAAATAATCCACTTGTTCCATATTCACCTTGAAATTGTTCACCAGCATAAAGCTCTTTCTCTATTTGTCTCTGTCTCTCTGCTTCAGTAAGACCTATTTGCCTTCTTTGTAAGTCTAACAATCCTTTGGCATAATCCTGTTCACCTTTTATTCTTTGATAATCCATAGCTGTACCAAACAATCCTGCTCCAGCCTTGATAGGCTCTTGGTATTTCTTTAACCAATCCATACCAGTTTCAAATCCCTTGCTAATATCTCCAAACATTCCACTTGTTTGTGGAGTCATCATTTGTCCATATCCTGCTGCTGAAGTTGGCATAAGTCCACCGATATCACCCATAGCTCCTGCTGTATCTTTTGCTCCACTCAAATCTAACCAATCAAAGTTTCCTCCAAATAATCCATCTGCCATATTATCTCCCTTAAATAAGATTTAATAAGATACTCCTAAAGAGTACCCTATAAGTCTTAATCTACTTTACTTACAATAAATCTACTTTGCCATTTATTATACCATTCTTTCTTAGGCATACCTTCTTCATCTGTAGTCATTTTAAACTTCTTGATATAACCACCCTTAGACTTAATGTGTTCATACATAAATGGAGATACTTCTACTTCTTCTCCAAACTGAATAAGAATATTCTCTTTTCTTCCTCCACCACATAGTCCAAAGAATTGGTCAGGTATATTATCATCATCTCTTGACTCAACAATAATCTTAATCTTGTCCTCACTAGCTACTGCTTCTTTAGCTTTCTTTTTAGCTTGTTGCTTCTCAACTACTTCAGTTTCTTTAGCTTCTATCTTTCCTACTAATGTAGCATATCCAATATTATCTCTGAATGTAATACCTAAGTCTCTTGCTTCTTCTTTAAGTAACTCTAACTTCTCATCTATTTCATTTACTTCCACTTGGTTGTTCTCAACTGTTTCCATTGTTTTTCCTTTGTTTTGTTTATAGCTTTTTAGGGCTTAATAAGATAGTCTCGAAAGACTACCCTATAAACTCTATGCGTTTGCACCTTGTGTACTTGCACATATTAAGCTTACAGCAAAACTGTCGTTTAAAATTTTTGCTACTGTAGTTGCCTTCCAAGCGATAGTTGACCTTTGGTCTAGTGGGTCAGCAGAACCAGCAGAACCTAAAGGCTTAACGATAACACCTGCATTACCTTTACCTCTAACATTTACAACTCCGTAAGCATTAGCACCAAAGATTGGTGTATGATATGTATCAACAGCAGCAGCACCACCATCAGCATTGATATACCCTTGAGTAGTCTCAACAAATCTAGCTTCCTTAACAGCTCCTACTTCACCTTCAGCTAATTCTTTAGTAGAAGCATAGTTCTCAGCAGAAACATATCCTGACAAGTCTTCTAAATCAAAAATTACGTCTGGATGAATAATACCCCAGAAAGCTGCTCTAATAGCACTAGAACCAACACCTGTACCAGAACTAATCATAGGAGTAGTCTTCATAGCATTTTGATTCTTTAACTGTAAGATAGCTTCTTTAATGTAAGCAACTGTAATAACATCAGATACATCTAATGTAGCTTCTGTTGTATGGTCTCCAGAACATAAAACTGTATTAGCTAAGTTAGGAACGATTGCATCTCTCCATACTTGGTCTAATGTTTGACCCATTTGATAACCTAGAATATCAGTAGCTTCTGCAACTGTATTATCTAATCCATGTACATCTACCATATCAGTTAATGTAACAAAGTCACCATATTGAACTACTGTAGCATTAATATCTGTTACAGCTAACTGTGAACCAGATGGTGTAATACCTTCAGTTAATGGAGTAGTAGCTACTGCTAAATTAGAGTATCTTCTAAAGTTTGTTCTTGTACCATTCTTTGATGGTAAACCTCTCATTTGTCCGTACTTATCGTGTACTAGTAACGCTTCAGCTCTTTCTAAAAGATTTCTATCATAGAACCCTTGAATGTTAGCTGGTAATTGAGTTAAAGTTGTATTTCCCATTATTTATCCTTATCTAAATGCGATGTAATATACTACATCATTTTCAGCTAGTAACGAAGCAGGAATATTAAATCCTCTTGCACCAGCAACTATTGTGTTTGTCTCTGTCATAACGATAATATCTGTTGCTGTACCAGTTGTACCATCAACAGTAGTCAACATATCAACTCCATCAATATCAAACACTTCATAACTGTCATCAGCTGTAAAGTTTACAATCTTAATATATGTAGGTTTACAACCTATCGTAATATCTTTTCCACCACTTGCTTCAGCAGCACTAGCAGTAAATTTTCCTGAAAATGTATAATCCATTTCTTATCCTTTAATATCTTTTTCTCATCTCTTGCATC